GTTAATGGATCGTGGTCCTTCAGGAATGAAAAAAGGTGGTCGTGTTGGTAAAAAAGAACAAGGCTATAAAGATCGTAAAGACGAATCTATTGCAATGAGAGTTAAAAAGAAAAGAACAAAAAAACAATTACGTGCGAGCGCTAATGAGTCTTATGGAAAATTTGGAAGTAAAGCTAGAAAATCTGGTAAGATAAATAAATAATGCCAACTTATGCTAGCACAGCAGCTTTTGATTTATCTATTGATGAAATAGTTGAAGAAGCTTTTGAACGATGCGGTTTACAAGATCGTACTGGTTATCAACTTAAAACCGCACGTCGTTCATTAAATCTTTTATTAGCTGAATGGTCTAATAGAGGTTTAAATCTTTGGACAATACAAAAACAAACTGCTGCTCTTGCGGCTACTACGACGCAATTAAGTGGTACGGCTTTGTTTGGAACAGGAGCTAATGATGCTTCTCAAATTGTAGAGATAACTGATATTGTTATTAGAGACTCTAGTAATAATGAATATTCTTGTTCTTCTATTAGTAGATCTACGTATTTAAACTATACTGTAAAAACAACAGCAGGTAGACCTACTCAATATTATTTTGAAAAAACTATAAACCCTACTTTATATTTATATCCCGCTGCGGACCAAGCTTATACCGTTGTTTATTACGCAATGCTTAGAATGAAAGATTCAGGAGACTATACTAATAATAATGAAATACCTTTTTCTTTTTTACCATGTTTAACAGCAGGTCTAGCTTATTATTTAGCTTTAAAATATGCTCCAGAAAAAACACAAATATTAAAACTAGTTTATGAAGAAGAGTTTAAAAGAGCTGCTGATACAAATAGAGGAAATGTAAGTTCTCATTTTGTGCCTTACATTGGGATAACAGGAGGAACTTATTAATGGGGAGATATTCTTCAGGTAAGTTTGCTTTACGTATTTCTGATAGAGATGGAATGGCTTATCCTTATAATGAAATGGTACAAGAATGGACAGGTGCTTGGGTACATCGATCAGAGTTTGAACCTAAATCACCTTTATTAAATCCGACCAATCATCCAACTGATGCTCAATCTTTACAGCATGCAAAACCTCAAATAGTTAGTGTAACAATACCCCTTGGAGGTATTTACATAAATGATGATCCTACTTCAACAAGTATGAGTCAAGGAGGATCTAATGGTGTTTCCCCTGCAATTGGAGCTAATAGTTTTCAAACTGTTTTACAAACAATACAACAGTTTAATCCTATACCTGCACCAGGAGCTATGGAAACGGTTCAAGTTAGAACCATGCAACCTCTAAATGGTAGTTCACAAGCTAATCAAGATACTATAATAAACACACAACTAGGCACAGCAACAGTGGTAATATCATGACGACATATGCAGAATTGGTAGATCAAATAAGAAGTTACACAGAAACATCTAGTGATGTTTTAACCACAACTATAATTAATGATTTAATTAATCAAGCAGAGCTTCGTATTTTTAGAGAAGTAGATCTTGATGTATTTAGAGCATATCAATTTACAACATTAACACAAGGCAATGAATTTGTTACGCTGCCTGGAGCTACTCCAAGTACTATGTCATTTGTTAGAACAGCATCTATTTATCCAACTGTAGGAACAGATGCTAACGTAAGAACATATTTACTACAAAAAGATATTAGTTATATGACTGAATACTGGCCTAATAGAACCACACAATCAAAACCAAAATATTATGCTATGTGGGATCAAAACACAATATACCTTGCTCCAACTCCAGATACAGCATATAAGATAGAGTTAGCTTTAAATCGTAATGAAACAGGTCTTTCTACCACTAATACCACAACATGGGTTAGCCAGAATGCGCCACAAGTTTTGTTGTATGGTTGTTTAGTTGAGGCTTTTAAATACCTCAAAGGACCCTATGACTTGCTTGCTCAATATGATAAAAGTTATCAACAAGCTGTAGAACGCTTGCAAATAGAACAACAAGGTAGACGAAGAAGGGACGAATATCAAGATGGTGTTATTCGAGTTCCTTTGCAGTCACAACAACCATAGGAGATAAAAGATGGCTATATCACAAGCAGTGTGCAACTCTTTTAAAGCAGAGCTTTTAGAAGGGAAACATGATTTTGCGAATGGTGGACATACTTTTAAAATTGCGTTGTTTACATCAAGCGCAACTTTAGGAGCAACAACTACCGACTATTCGACAACAAACGAAATAACAAATACATCTGGTTCGGCTTATACAGCAGGCGGTGAGACTTTAACTGGTCAATCGGTTACAGGTGGTTCAGGAGCATCAACAGCTTATGTTGATTTCTCAAATGATCCTCAATGGACTTCTGCTAGCTTTACAGCAAACGGAGCGATGATCTATAACACTACAACAGATGGTGGAAGTGGAACAACGGACGCAGTATGTATTTTAGCTTTTGGTTCTGATTTTACAGCAACTAACGGCACGTTTACAATTCAGTTTCCAGCACCAGGTACGAGCACAGCTATACTGAGATTATCGTAGGAGTTTAACATGGCATTGATTATCAATGATCGTGTTAAGGAAACCACGACAACAACAGGAACGGGGACCGTGGATCTTGCAGGAGCAAGTGATGGTTTTCAAACTTTTGTCGCTGGTATCGGTACAACTAATACAACGTATTATTGCATTACGATGCAATCAGGTAGCACGGAATATGAAATAGGAATAGGCACTGTTACAGATGCAGCTACTGATACATTATCAAGAGACACTGTTTTAGAGAGTACAAATAGTGATAATTTAGTAAATTTTTCTGCAGGTGCAAAAGATGTATTTTGTACATATCCAGCAAGGAGGGCGCCATCCCCTGTCATGGATCCTACAGCATATGTAACAACACATAATTCTACTATCAGTGATACACAAACAATGGACTCTGGCGTTTTAGCTGGACCTGTATCCATTACAGGGACATTATCCGTAACAGGGAATTTATTTATTTTATGAGCACACTTGAAGTAAATAAAATTATACCACAAGGATCAGGTACTGCTCTTCAAATTGGAGAGAACGGTGACACCATAACGTTGCCAGCAGGCACCACAATAACATTACCTAACGGATCAGTTACTAATGATGAACTAGCAGGTTCTATTGCTAATGCAAAATTAGCGAATTCATCAATTACAATTAATGGATCATCTGTTGCTTTAGGTGGCTCAACCACTGTACAAGCAGCTTTATCATTTCCAACAATCAGTTCTATAAATCCTAGTATTATAGAAAACACACAAACAGCAGTTACTATAACAGGAACCAATTATATTTCTGTTCCTTTTGTTGATGCAATTAATTCTTCAACAGGAGCTATTGTGTCAGCAGACTCAGTATCATTTACAAGTTCAACTGCTATTGTAGCAACATTTACTTTACCTGTAGATGGCACCTATTTTCTTCGTGTAGAAAACAATGACGGACTAGCCGTACGATCAGGTTCAGCATTACTAACAGTATCAGACGCACCAGCTTGGCAAACAGCGGCGGGTAGTCTTGGTAGTTTTGCTGCAGGGTCATCTGTTGGAACGATTACCATTACAGCGACAGATGCAACGTCTTTTGCTGTAACATCTGGGGCTTTGCCTGGAGGTCTTACGTTGAATAGCGCAGCAACTAATGCTACAATAACAGGAACAGAGTCAGGAGCAACAAGTGCTACGACGTATAACTTTACGGTGACGGCGACAGATGCAGAAGGCCAAACGGCAGATAGAGCATTTAGTATAGCAATAACTGTAGGACAAGTAAACAGTATGAGGTTTGACGATTAATGGGAACATATTTAAGTAGAACTTTATCTAGTCCTAACGTTAATAAATTTACCGTTAGTTTATGGGTTAAAGGTATTAATCTTTCAGGTGATGATTATTTATTTGCTTTAGCTGATGGTGGGCATCATGTGCATGTAAGACGAGATGGAAGTATGCAATTACAAAATCAAATATATAATGGAGCTGTTCAAATTGGGCAACTTATCAGTTCTGCTGTTTATAGAGATCCAGCATCATGGTATCATGTCGTTTATAGACAAGACTTAGAAAATAGTACAGCAAATCAAAGAAATAGAATTTATGTTAATGGCGAAGAAATAACA